GTGGGGATACAGTGAGTTAAGGTCAAAGTTGACGACCCACTCATATGCACCAGGGATGGGTTCTTTCACAAACGCACCCGCATACTTTTCACTCTTACTGTTACGTTCCTTCTGAGGAATCACAATGTTCTTCTTCAAAAGGTAGTTATAAATGATCGCGTCCCAGGTTCTCACCTGATAAGCAATATCGTTGAAGTTCACCTTCGCGTCAAACGCACGAGTGAAACACAAGTCAATAAGTTTCAGTTTATCCTCAAGACGGTCAACCAACTCCACGTCAACGATGTTGTACTCTACGAACTTCTGCCAGTTGTTTGTGTAGAAGTCTCGGAAAGTATCATACTCGGAGTGATCCAACTTGTTCTGACCCAACTCCATGAAAGCGATGTGATCCAGTCGGTAGCTCTCTTGGTTCGGAGTTGCAGGAGACTTCTTATAAAGATCCAGATAGTCCAGAATAGACACACCTGCAATCTCACAACTTAGTTGTTTCCGACCAGAGATGGTAACCTCCTTAACTCGTACAATGTTCCACGGAGAGAGTCGTTTGGCGAACTTCTCGCCCATCAGACGGGTTATCCGACCAACCAGGTACGGCATGTCATACAACTCGTTATTCCACCCTGTAACGACCTCTGGCGGGTTTGCCGTCCACCAGTCCATGAACCTACCGATAAGGTCATACTCGTCTGCACAGTGGATGAATCTGACGTTCTTCTGAGTGATTTCCGCAGGCCGTGATCCAAAGGTGGTGATCTGTTTAGTATTGTAATCCTGAACAGTAATCAACAGAAGTTCTTCAGCACAATTGAAGACATCGGGGAATCCACTCTCAGCCGCAACCTCAATGTCAATGGTGATGACCTTGATCTTACTACTATCAAACTTGATCTCTTCTTCTGGATAGTTTTGAGCAATGTACTGATAAACATATCGGTCATTCCCATAAACTTTAAACCCATTCACATCCTGATACTTGTCCAAGAATTCTTTGCAGTCTCGGATAGTTCCAGGTTGAATGGGTTCAACATCTTGACCATCCAAAGTCTTGAACTTACTTTCTTTCTTAGAAGGAACAAAAAACCTTGGATAGAACTCTTCTCTCTTTGTAAAATGTTTGCCGTTTTCATACCCACGGACGAGGATATCATTACCTAGTTGAAATACACTTGTGTAAAACTTCATTGAGTGAGAGTCAAATAATCATTAAGTAGGGTTTCTTTGGGATCAACCAAAGTCAAAATCTTGTCTGAAGAGATCATAATCGCATCAGTTGCATCAGTCAACTCACTCAACCAAGGGTCGAGTTTTCCGTCAACAATCTGATATGGGTTGATCAACTTGCAATCTGGTTCTCCAAGTTCTGATACTACTGCAGCAATCTTGGAGATAATTGTTTGTCCATTTACTAGGACAATAACTTGAACATCATCCATTAATTTCCTCCGTAATTACTTCAAAGTTTTCAACTACTTCATCGGATTCTGGTTCTTCATCAGTAGATTCCATCTTTTCAGTATAAGATGACTTAATCCATTCATGAGGTTCCACAACAGTAACAACCCAATCTGGATTCACTGCCATTTTCTGATCAGCAGATAGAACCAACCAAGGAGAAAATCCCACTTTATGTTCGATTTCTTCTTCCTCGTTATAAGAACCTTCCATCAATAGTTCTGATGTAAGCAAACGAACAATATATGGATCAGAAAATACTAACTGAATAACCTTCTCATCTTTATCAACTAATTCCATGATGTCGGCGATTACTTGTTCACCAGACCTCAAAAGGGCCAATTTAATAGCCATAATTACTCCTTACCTCCTGGTATTCTACCAATAAAAAAGGGAGGTGTCAACTGGATTTTGCCAGTTACCTCCCGTGGCATAGCGCCGACGATATTCAATTTTTATTTATTCAGTTTTCAGGAAGTATTATGTTGTAAGGGCGGCGATGGGCCAACCGAAGAAAAGAGTCATTGCTGTTCCTACTGCAAGAGTGGCGGTGGTGAAATTCATAATCCGTCCTCCATAAGTACATAAGTATATATCAATTATGTATCATAGTGATACAAAAATCTGTATAAACCGCAACCAAATATAAAAAATGTTAGGAATTAGAGATAATCCTTACGAGCATGATGTTCTGGAACAATCTTACCTAAGACAATTCTGAGGAGTCCGTCTTCGAAGGTAACGTCTCGGACTTCTGTGTCGTCGGATAGAGTCCAGACTCGTTTAAAACTTCTTTGAGCCAAGCCCTTGTGGACAAACGTCCTGTCCGTCTCGGTATCTTCCTTTTGTCCTTCGACAAAAAGTTTTCCATACTCCGTGAAAACATTGACTTCTCCTTTCTTAAATCCTGCTAATGCAATTTCCAGGTGCGATTCTACATTATTTACTTGAACAAGATTGTAAGGTGGATAGTTTGTCGTAGTTTCATGAAGATTGAACAGACGATCAAAATATTCATCCATTCCAATACTGTTCTTTGTGATCTTGTCCATGAGGGTGGACAAATCGGCAGCAGTATACCTTGTGAGGTTTGTCATTATTGTAGCTCCTTTAAAAGCGAGTTTGTGTTTTGTGTACCCTTACGGCGTACATTATTATTTAACCATAAAACGAAAAAGAGAGATAGGGTGACAACCGTACCTCTCTTTAGGGTGTTCCGACTTTTGTAGAGACTGCACGAAAGGTCTCGGTACTATTTATTCAATCTTCTTCTTTTTCAGAACGAAGTCTTGCAAGAGCGCTGCCTTGTTTTTTTATTTTTCTCTTAACAGCAAGAATTTCGGATTCACTACCAAAATCTTGAATACTACCACCCTTTCCAACTGGTTTTTGATCTGAATGATATCCGTCCTTTCCTCTATGCGGAATACCTTTACCGCCCTTAGGGCCTTCAACTTGAGCTAAATTTCTTGGATCGCTTCCATGAAACTTGCCGCCTTTGGCATCTTTTTCTCTTTTTTCTCTTCTTTGTTCTGGAGTTAGTCCTTTAAACTCTTTGGCCGATTGGGATATAGGAGTTAAATGATGATGTTCTTTACCCCTTCCTTTGATTGTAGTTGCCTTTGCATCACCTCTACTTTTCTGCTTAGAGTCCAAATCCGAGTCAACATCAGCAAGTCTAGATGATCTATTTTTTTGCTGATTAGTTCTTGATGATTTCTTTTTAAGTCCATATCTCTGAACTCCACCCTTATCTCTACCAAGAGTTCCAATAATTCTATCAGATTTATCCTCATCCGACATACTATCAAAACTTGCCTTTACTTTATCCCATCTTGCCTTTTCTTCATCACTACCTTTTTCTGGTCTGTTTACTTCTAATATAAATTCTTGGAATGTCTTCATGTCACAAAAAAGGGTGAATTACTCACCCTTATTTATCATTGAACTTCTGGTTTCTTTTTCTTACCAATGTTGTACTTACTCTCAAGAACCCAATCATTCTTATCTTTATAGGAAAGAACTTTAATTTGATTCAAAGGAGCAACATCAGTCACTGTCTCTGGTTTAGTAATAGCAATTAAACCCCAATCAGATAAGAGATTGATAATTCTATTTCTACGTTGAACATCGTTCACCGTGAGGTTTGCGTGTTTACCGTCAAGAGCAAACAACTCTTTGAAGTGAACAATATAGTATTTACCCTGTTTGTGAAGAATGTGACAGGACTGGTAAATTTTCTTTTCCTTGCGTGAGGCGACACCAATACGGGTTAACGTTTCACGTACTTTCAGAAAATCATCTGGTTCATTCAGAACCACTTCAATCATTTGATCCTGTGACCAACTGACTTCAGGTTCAACGAAGCTACTCATCTTTTGCCTCCAACGTCAAGTTTCGATTTGATATGATTAATTTGATCTTTGGTTAGAATCTTCAACGCTTGTTGAGCCTTTTCATTACTATATCCATAGTACGATTTTACTGCATCAAGATCTTGAATTTTCTCTTTTTTAAGCCACGGAGAAAATCTTTTCCGTTTCCTGATGGTATTTAGTAAAAAGTCATATTGTAGTTTTGATGGGAGATTATGGTGGAGATTCATCTCATTTGCAAAGATGACTGTATCAATAAATCCAGACAAACATTTGTTTACAATGAATGCTGGATATTTTTTCTCCCAAGTAGGATCTTCATCACACATGAGATATTCTTTAGTGTGATTAATCGAATTTAGATAGTCTTTCAGTTCGTAACTCATCGGATAATATCAATTTCATCGGGGTTTGAATTCCAAGTCTCAACCTTGGTACGAAGTCTACCTTCAGACTTCAATTTTTCATATCGGTTAGAAGCTTTCTTCTTCCACCACTGGATAAGATTCTCCATGTGGTACTTATCATAGTTCTGTCCAGGACGAAGAACATCCTGTTCACCAAGAATCACTTCCCGTGCATTCTCGAAACCATAATCAGACATATAGAAACGTTTCTGTTCAGTCAGATTTTTTGCACTTGCAATCGCAGTCTGGAACTCCGCAGCCTTTTGAGAAGGTAAGTTTTTCTTGATTAGAGAGATCATCTTTTGTTGAGTTTTGAGTTTGCGACTCGATGCGTCCTCCTTCACCAGAGACTTGTTGTTGTTCCTTACTATAAACCATTTGTTCAACTCCTGGAAGATATCGTCATGCAGAAGAGGTGTAAAATCACTCTGAGTGAGTCCCTTATACCTCATATAGGGTTTGAGTCCATCATACTGAGAAGAGGACTTTGTAGACCCGTACAGAGAGGTAGTCTCGAAGAGACAAATGTCTGCATTGTACTTACTATTTAATGTCTCACGGGCTTGATGGGAACAACACAGGAGCGCTAGAAGTTTGCCACCCAGATAGTTGAAACCAAATGGTTGAGTCGGGACAATAATGAATCCCATGATCGCATGACGATTGAATCGTGTCAGTTCAGGAACACTACCCAACCACTCATTACGAGGTTTACTATTAATAGTAGGAGAACCAAATCTACAGAATCCTAAGATCTTATTAGTATTCATCTCTTTGACAATCCACTTCAAGGACTTACCAGGAATACTATCTTCAATAGCATGAGAGGTAGTAATCTGCAATCTCTCATTGAAGTATTCGTTGGTAAATCCACCTTTCTCTCCTGCAGGATAAACTTTGAAGTTCATATCCTGAGGATGCATGTCGAATGAGTCAAACATATCATCCTCTGGGCCAATACCCAGAATAGATGAAGGCATCTGATTCATTCGGTCAAGTTTCACATTACGCAGATACTCATCGATACGACCCATGTTGGAGAAGTAATCGATGAATTTGTCTGCTGCGTAAATCGCATCATCAAGTTCTAATTGCATATCA